ATGTCGCGAGTCGTGCTCCAGCGTTCGCCTTTGAACACCGCGTCGATCTCGTCGCCGTAGTGCTGCCAAAAGTTTGCGTCAGCGCCGTACAAGACATCGGCCCATGGCACCATCCTGAACGACAAATTGACGGCGGCTATTCGAAGTGTTTCGTCTCGTCGGCGGGCCGCTTCAACTTCAAGACAGTCCTCTTGGGTGAGGGAAGGTCCGCTGGCGACGACGACGGTGGTGCAGCCGCTCCAGCGTCCTGGACGTTTGGGAGTGAGAGGCCTTGCGCAGCGAGGACCCTCACCAAGCCCCGCCGCTCGAACTCCAGAGCAATGTGGTCGTCGAGTATGACGGCGTGACCCTTGGCGAATCGCAGGTCGTCGTGAATGAAACTGTCGTGGGGAATGACGGTCAGGGGCATGGCGGTTCCTTCAAGACAACTCCAATCGACGTTCGATGCGTTCAACGCGCTCGGACAGGCGGTCGAAGCGCACGTCCTGTCCGGCTATGGTGCTTGAGAGCAGGGCAACGTCTTGCCGTACACCTGCCAGTCCGAGTTCAAGCATGGCCAAGCGCTGCCGCACTTCAGAGAAGCCTTCGCGCATTTCGGTGCGCAGGGTCTGCACTTCGCTACGGAACAGCCTGAACTGTTCGAGGATGAGCTCATTGTCGGTCACACGTTACTCCTCGACCAGTTCTAGCCGACGTTCAATCCGCTCCAGGCGCTTGTCAAACCCGTCCATGCGGCTGTTGAGATTCGCGACGTCGACGTGCACCGTGGCGACGGACATTTCGACTGACGACACGCGCACGGTCAACTCGTCCACCTTGCGCTCGATGCGAACCAGAGTGGTCTGGATCTGCTTGAGAATTTCGTGAGTGAGATCGTCGGTCACACGTTACTCCGGGGTGATGGGTGTGTCCACTATACGTGCATCTTGCATGAGGGACAGGGGGCGCTTTGCTTTGGCGCGAGCTTTGGCCGTCGCTGCCCGAGCACACGTTGCGCACTTCCTTTTACCGTTGACGATGTACACATTGTCCTCGACCAGAACGTGCCCGTGTTTGCAGTGCGTGTCTGTCGCAACTTGACGCATCGCCTTTTCCTTCGGATGCAACTCCCTGAAGCGCGCAACACTTTCAGCACGGCACAACTTGCATTGTGGCTTGCCCGTCGGCAGGATGTGGATGTTGCCCTCAGTCAGTTCGTGGCCGTTCTTGCAGTGGGTGCGTGACGCGATCTTCTCTGCCCACGTCGCCTGCATCTTCTCCGTGCGTCGCTCGGCCCACTCAGGATCGAGTATGGCCTTGTCGGCATAAGCCGCCCCGATCGCATCGCCGCGCTTCTTGAGAAATGCAGGGTCCGCTAACAGCACCTCAAACTTCTTCGCCATGTTCTCGCGCATCTCAGGATTTGATGCCCACTTCTCTTTGGCGATCACGCTGCGCTTGGCCTTTGCCTCGGGACTGTAATCCACCGTCTTGGGAACGCCAGTGGCGCCGGCTGAGATGGCGTCGCCGCGGGCTTTGCGCTCTTCATCGCTCAGCCACGCCCAGTTCTCTCGGAGGGATTCGCTCTTCTTCGCTTTGACCTCGGGACGGGCCTGTATCTCTTGCTGGCGTTCGCTTTGGGCTTGGCGGACTTCTGGGGTCCGCCACGTCGCTGCGGCTTTTGCCTTTCGCGCCGCCTCAGACTCAGGGGTGCGGCCTTCCTGCATCGCGGCCAGCGTCTTCGACTTCCACTCAGGATCGGCGAAGTAGCGGATCTTGCTGGCAGTTGTTTTTGCTCGAACTTCAGGCCGCGCAGTTATCTCGCGGAGAATCTCGATGCGTTCAGGCTTCAACGCGAGTTCACGAAGCAATTGCCTCGTCTGCTCGTGCATCTTACCTGCAGCGTTACCGCCTTCGCGCAGGTTGTAGCCATGTGGGGCATACGTGTTGAGCGCAGCGCATGTCACCTTCTCCAGAACGTTCAATGCATCCTGAGTCTCGACCCGTGCGACAACAGACACCTCAAACGCATCTGCGCCGTACTTACGAATTGCATTCTCAAGCGCTCGACACTTGCCGTGAAGAAGACAGTGCTCATACCAGCGCTGCTCTAAATCGCGCGTTGTTTGCCCCACGTAGCACTTGCCGTTGATGGTATTTCGAATCAGGTAGACCAGCACAAAGACCTCGCAGACCCCTGAGAAGTCAGAGGCTGCGAGAATCATAACACTTTTACGGGAGATTTGTGTTCTTTACGAAGGCCTGCGGCCGATACACAGCAAGCCCTTCGCGCATCTCCGCACGAATTGTAACCATGTTTTTCACGAAATTATCTTGGTCCTCCGATGATACCACAACATTGATGTCTTCCCTCGAAAAATATTGTCCACCCATCTTGAACGCACCCACGAGCGCCGTATCGACCGTCATGGCCTGCGTCGCAACCACCGGACGACCCCACAGCGATGGTGTCGCCAGCGATTGCGGATTTGCGAAGATGTAGCCGCCCGTCGTTTCCTTGGTCAACTCGATCGCAGCCCAATCGCTCGGGTGAAGCACAATGCCGGTGGATGGGTACTCCGCCAGTTCCGCTTGCAGCAGCATCAGGCGCAGCACGTCGATAGTGGTAGGCGACGGAACACTGATGGGCGCACTGTATGCCGTGGCCTGCGTGTAAATGCCGTTCAGGTTGTTGCCGGTGCCGCTACCCTTCAACAGTTGATTTTCCTCAACAAGTTGGAGCCCGTACCGCATCCGGCCATCGATGTACGACTGTAGTTGTTTCATGTCATCGAGGATCAATTTCGATGCCTTGATCCAATGTGCAATTGTAACAACGGCCGTCTGCACCAGGTCAAACACGATGCTGGATTCAGGCTTCAGCGCACCCTCAGTGACAGGTGCGGCGCTGTTCGTGAACCCGGTTTCGCGCACGTACTGGATGAGATTGCTGTCCGTGGCCCCGGGCATCAACAAATCGCGCACCGTCAGGCGGCGTGTGGGCAGGCCAACAATGCCGGTTTGGATGTCAGGATTCACGCCCACCGTCGTAGTGTTCGTTGTCGCAATGCTTGTGAGAGCGGCCTTGACGTTGCACACGTATCCAGACTGCGCACTCTTCATGCCTCCGGACTTCAGCCACTCGGCAAAACCCGGATCGTTGACCAAGTGCTCACCGAGTGTCTGGTTCGCCTTCTTCTCCGGCTCCCCCCTCCGCGCCAGCTTCTGCTCAGCCTCAACAAGACGAGCCTGCAGCTCGCCCTGCTTGACGAGCATCTCGTCGACCTTCGGCTTCAGCTCCGCCGACATGTCGCCATGCCGCTTGGCCTCTGCCAGCGCGCGCTCGCCCGCTTCCTTGACCTGCTGACCGATCTTGCCGAGCTCTGCCTTGACATCCTCGACGGTGAATTCTGCTTCCTTGCCCATGATGGGACTCCTAAATCAGGTTGATGAGAACGACCGCAATGCGGTCACCATGTCCGGGACAGCGATCTGCGTGTCCTCATCACCAGCGATCTGCGTGGTGTCGTCGTCGGCAGCGATCTGCTTGCCGGCTCTGATTTCGTTCATGATCCGGCTGCGCTCGGTGCGGGACTTGCCCGCTCGCGCCATGATCACTTCCAGTTCGTGAGCGGCGATGCGCTCAGTCCGCGCCTCCGCCTTGTCTTCCTTGACGGCATCCGCCGGCAGCAACACATCGGCAAAGCCCTGATCGACCGCGGCACTGCCGTTGATCCACGTCTCCGCATCCATCATCTTGGACACCTTCTTGGCGTCCATGCCGCTGCGCGCAGAGTAGATGTCGGACATGGCCGCGTCGATGGGCTCGAGCGTGTCGGCTACGGCCCGCATGTCGTTGCGGTTGCCGATCGCCACGGCCCAGGTGTTGTGAATCATCAGGAAGCCAGCGCGGGCGATCTGCACCTCGTCGCCGGCCATGGCAATGACCGAGGCGGCTGACGCGGCCAGGCCCAGCACCTTGACGGTCACCGTGCCCTTGTGCTCGCGCAGCAGGTTGTAGATCGCCAGGCCCTCAAAGACGTCGCCGCCGGGCGAGTTGATGTTGACGGTCACGTCCTTGGTGGCGCCGATATTGCGCAGCACCGCCGACACCATCCGAGCCGTCACGCCCTCGCCCGTCCAGGGGTCCGCGCCGATGGCGTCGAACATGGAGATGCTGGCGGCGTCCGCGGCCTGCGGCGCGGCAGCGCGCAGGTTCGGCGCCCAGCGGTCGAGCGCGAGCGGCGACAACTCCCACTGGAGGCCTTGCGGCATATCCATCTGGCGGGCTTGCGGCATGGTGGCTTTGCGCATCATTTACTCCTACGAATGTGCTCCTGAAAACCCATGCCGAAAATGACACCGGCCATCCAGATAGCAAGCGTTACAAAAACAAATTCCCAACGGTAGCCCAAATGGAGCGCATAGAAAAATACAGCAACCACAAGAGCAGCATTAATCGTTGCCATGATGATGTGCGTGGTTCTGCTCATGATGGCATAGTATCTTTCAGCGCCTTGACCACCTCGGCGGCCAAGGCAGGCTGCGAAATGGCCGACGAATTCGTCCCCTTGTTCATGTCGTCGATGTCAATCATCGCACTTTGGACGGTCAGTACTCCGGCGTTGCCGCCCATCGGCTTCCAGTTATCCAAAGCGCGAATTTCGTCGCGCGTCAAGATCCCATGATCGGCCATTACTGTGAAGTATGCAGCACGTCCCGCGGAGTCACTCCGCAAGAGCGCCTCCATGTTGTATTCGGGGAAGAATAGCTTCCGCTCGGCCGGAGTCAGCAGGTTCTTTCGAACCGCCTGCTCAATGCGCACACACCAGTGGCGCAAGGTGAACGTCAGAAACCAGAGCATCTTCTGCTCAAGTCCCGTGCCCCAGTTGCTATCCTTGCCGCCATGCCCAATCATGGCCGGGTCGACGCGGAACCACCGAGCGATCTCTTCGACGTTGAAGGAACGGCTTGCCAGCATCTCCGCCGACTTCGGATCAAAACCGAGATTCTGGAAGCTGGCGCCCTTCTCCAGCACCATCACGCCGCCATTCTCGCTCACGTCCTTGACGTGCTGACGAATCTGCTCGCGCTGCTCCGGCTTGAGCACCACATCCATAGTCATGACGCCTGGCACACGCATCGTGTCCCTGAACGTCTCGGCGCTCGCCCGATCGGTTTCAATGGCCGTGCCGAATACGTTCGCGCCGTACAGGATGGGCGAAATGCCGGTGATGCCATCCGTCGAGAACGCCGGAATGTGCATCAGGTTCGCCTCGAGGATCTCCCGCGGCTCAGATGCGCCAACGTAATCGATGTACCAGTAGCCGATGGTCCCGTCTGGCCGGCGGCGCGCCGTCATCCGGGCCGGGTGCAAGAACTTCAGTCCTATGACGAACCCGAGCGAACGCTCGATCTCGATGTACGCATTGCCCCACAGCAGCATGGACGCGACCACGATC